GTCGGCGGTGACGGTGTTGACGGTGATGTTGACTGCGGGCGGGTTCATGAGTGCGGCGTCTGCAAGTCGTGCGGATTCTGAGAGGTCTGCGGAGAGGTACTCGAGGCCGGTAGGTACGCCGCCGAGTGCCATGTCTGCGAGGAAGGCGGACTCGGTGCGTCCGAGGGCCGTGTAGTCGATCATCGGGGAGGCAAAGTTGACCGTCCCGGCGTTGATCGTCGTCCCGCCGCCGCCTCCACCGCCTCCGCCTCCGCCTCCAGAGGCTCCGCCGCCTGTCGGGGTCGGAGGTGTGGTCGGAAGGTTGCCGCCTCCACGGGTAATGCCTGCGATGTCGAGACGGTCGGGGATCGCGCCGAGGCGCATTCCGCCCATGCGTGGGCCTTCCTCGAATACGCCGGAGAACTTGAAGTCGATGTTGCCGATGACGTCTCCGACGTCAAACTTCGGAATGTCTGCGAACGGGTTGAGAAGGTTGATCGCGTCGATCATGAGGTTCACCCATTGAGCGGCACTCTTGGCGACTGCGTTGAATACGTCGATGACCACGTTTGCGAAGTCGATGGCGGCGTTCGCCATTCCCTTGAAGACGCCGAAGTTCTCTTGAGAGAGCAGATAGAGCGATGCGGTGATCGCTCCGACGGCGACACCTATGAGGCTCGCCATTGAGGTGAAACTTGATCCGACCCCGAACGCGGCGATACGGGTCGCGCCTAGTGCTCCTGCGAAGCCCTCGAACGCGGTCTTGACTGTGTTGACGAACGTCAGGAGTTTGATCGACGCATACAGACCGCCGAGCGTGAACGTAAGGTTGATCGCGAGTTGATTAGCGGTTGAGAGTTCGCCATACCATGCGCGGATGTCGTCGGTGATCTGTTGGATAAGCCCGGAAAGGCCACCTTCTGAGATCGCATCGGCCCATCGCTCGATGATCGGGAGGATGTGGTCGGAGATCCATCCGACTAGTTCCTGTGCGACCGGGAGGAGCGCGGTTCCGATGACGGTAACGACGTTCTCGAGTTGTGCCTGAAGTATGCGAGTCTGATTCGCGAGGCCGTCCGAGGTGCGCGCGAAGTCTCCTTGAGCGTCGCCAGTCTGCTCGAAGATGACCTTCTGCGCGGCGAGGATCTTCTGTTGCGCGGTGAGTGCGCCATTGCCGTCGTAGATCCCGAGTTCGAGTGCGGCTTGCTTGAGGGTCGCGTCATTGAGCAACACACCGTACTGACGAAGAGGTTCGGCTTCGCCTCGAAGAGCGGCTCCGATAGCGTTGATCGCTTGCTCCGGGGTCGTGTTATTGAACGACGCAAGGTCAGAGGCGAGCGTTGTGAAATCGGTTGAGAACTTGGCCAGATCCGTTCCGGCGAGTCCCGCGGCCTTACCAAAGATGCCGAACGTCGCCGCGGCGTCGAGAGCCTGTTGACGGGTCTGACCGAGACTTGAGGCGGCAGTCTTGGCGAACTCTTGAATCTGCTTATCTGCATCGCCGAAGATGACGCCGACCTTCGAGATCGTCTCGTTGAGGTCTGAGGCCTTCTTGATGGCGACAACCGCGCCCGCGCCGACCGCCGCCGCACCGACGGCGAACACTTTCGCCGCATTCTTGAACGAGTTCCCGAGGTCGGATAGAGCCTTCTCCGACTCCTTGACCGCCTTCTTGAGCGGGCCGGCGTTGCCGACGATACTGATCGTGATCGGTTTCGCCATAACTACAAATCGTACCTGAACTGAATCTTCTCTAGGAGTTGAACGTATCGTTGCGCGACTTCTTGACGACGTCCGTCGATCGCGTCATAAATGAACGGGTTCGGGCGGATGCGCTTCTTGGGCCATCCGAAATGGATCGGGCCGGCGTACTCAACACCTCCACGGCCTGAGACGATGGTCTGTAGGTTCTGTGAGATCGGGCCACCGGCGCGCACTTTCGCGGCCTTGATCGTTGAGGCGTCACGAATGGACGTCGCGAGTGCGCCAGTCAGTACCGGGACGAACCTCTTCGCCTCTCCGATGACGATCTCGGCGACTTGCTTGTTCGTGTCCTTGAACTGGCCTTTCGCGAGCGTGAGGTCGTCGGCGTAACGGTTGAGGCTTCGGGAGACTTCCTTGAGGCCGTCGACTTCGACATACTGATTATCGTTCGGGCCGAGGCGGAATCCGAACGTCCCGGAAGTGCTCATCGTCTCGTCTTTCTCGACTGCTCGGCCTGCTTGCGAGCATCGAGTCTACGCTTCACGAGATCGTACAAAGCCTCGAACACCTCCGGCGGTGTGTTCATGAGATCGACGGGACTGATCCCGGTCTCGAATGCGATCGCAGCGATCGTGTCTGATAAGTAAGGGCCGAGACCCGTCACTCTTTTGGGGCGACTGCGACCTCAACATAGGCGAGTTGCTTGACGTACTCGTCGAAGATCTTGACGACTGCGCCGGAGTCTTTTTCGGCGAGATAGGCGACGAGATAGAGGTGCTCCATCTTGACGTCGTCGGTCGAGAAGGCGCGCGCCATCGACGTCTTCGTCTGTCGCTCGAAGGCGAGGATCGCGGAAGGATAGATCGGGAACTCTTCCCGAGATCCGTCCCGCCGCTCTACGGAAACGGTAAGGCGATTCACTACGGAGTGACGTCCTCGGTGAGGGTTCCGCCCTGATAGGTGACGGTGACCGCGACAAGTTCGCCGACGTTGACCGTGATCGGCAACGAGGCGAGGTATCCGCCGACGAGTTCATACTTCGGCGACGACGTCGCGGGTGCGCCGGTGAGCGGCGAGTAGACGATGTCGGTCGTCGTGCCGACGTCACCGAAGAAGGTCTGAATCGCTTCGGTGGTTGCGAACGAACCGAGAACGGTGAACGTGATCTCGTTGTTTTGCAAGCCTGCGCCGAACTTGCGCGCACTATCGGCGAGCGTCGTGACTTCGAGGGCTTCCTTCGTGTAGGTGATCGTGATGCTCTGAAGTTGATCCTTCAGATCGACGCCGCCGACGGTGAAGACGTCCGCCGTGCCGAGTTGGGTGACTGTTGCCATGATCTAGAGGTTACTCCTTGTCTCGATCCGATCCGTCCTTGCGCGCGCCTTGACGCTTGCGAGGCTTCGGTGTTTCATTGTAGTCGACTGCCCTGATGTGATGCGTCGCCACCCGGCCCTTCGGGGAAATGCCGCGACGTACGAGTTCCTCTTCGGAGACGATGTCGCCGACGGCGAATCCTGCCATGCGGCGCGACCTGATCTCGTAGTGTTTCATCCCCACAACTCTACGGAGAAGCGGTAGCCGAGCATCTCGACGCCGGAGACTGAGACCGGGATCGGTTCGGCGCGGGCGACACGGACAGAGGTGACGGTTCCGCTAAGGGTCTGATCTGCTTCGACTTTGGCCTTGATCGAGGACGCTCCGCTCGGTGTGAGCAGACTGTCGAGATAGTCCTGAGCGGCCCGGTCGGACATACGGCCCGCGATAAGGATGAGATCTACGGTCGCGGAGTCTGCTCCGCGGGCGAATACGAGATCCCATGTGATCGAGAGTTGCCCGACGACGAGCGCGGGCGGCATGAGGCCGTCCGGGATGACGTCGTAGACGCGGAGGCCGGTGATGTTGACGGCGGTCTTGAGGGCGTCTCGGACTTGTGACGGGATCATGCGATGACGTCCCGACGGTATGCGCGGGTCATCGCGGCGATGTCGCGTCCGAGGGGACTCATGCGGATCGCGCCGAGTTCTGAGAGGCCGAGGACACCGCCGACGGAGGAGGCTCGCTTGAAGAGGTCGGCGGAGAGGATGAGGGTCGCTTCGACGATGTCGTCGGGTGCGACGTTATTGAACCAACCGTACCGGGCCGTGACTCGGACGGCGGGTCTCCACGAGTACGGGGCCGGGAGTGTGGTCGCTCCGACCATCACGACCCGCGTGTACGGAATCTGCTTCTGTGGTGCGTTGATCGGGTCGAGGATGTAGTCGGTGTTGAAGGTGAGGACTTGCGTGTAGTTGCCGTTCCCGGTCTGATCGAATGCGACCTCGATCCCGGTCGTCGTGGAGATGTCGTCGACGTCGAGGCGATACCAGTCGATCGGACGGTAGAACCTCTGTTGCGCGGTGGAGTCGGCGTAGAACCGTCGGTTCGTGATTCGGTCGATCGAGCGGGAGGCCGATTCGATGGCCTTCTCGATCGTTGTCGTCTCGCCTGCCGTGAGAGTGCTCATGTTGGCGTAGGCCTGAAACTGTGCGAGTGTCGCGTACCCGTTCGTGATCGCCATGTTCTAGGCCTTCTTTCGTTTCTTGCGAGGTATGTCGGCCCGCCTCGGAGCGGGTAACTCTTGGGACTCGACGCGAGGAGGCGAAACGGAATCCTCAGAGCCGAGACGGGCCGACGAACTCACGCGACTAGAGG